CAGTCTTCAACTTCTCCCCTATGTTTTTTAAGATCATAAAGATACTCCCTTTTTATTTGTGCGTAAGTCGGTGGTATATTAACATTTAAGTAAGCCATAAGTCATTTTTTATCCTTTTATACTACCCCAATTTGGTCCAGATTCAAAGTCAACTTTATTTGGCACCTCTAATTCTATTGCGCTCTCCATAGTTTTTTTTATAACATCTGCTTCTTCAGCACTTTTTATAGAAAAACAAAGTTCATCGTGAATCTGTATGTGAGGCACTATACCTATCTCATAAAGTTCTACCATAGCCTTTTTTGTCATATCTGCGGCTGATCCTTGTATCAATCTATTCAAAGCTTTGTAAGTAAATGCAGGTCTATAATGCTGTTCAAAGTTATTACAATTAGGATCTGATGGTTTATTATTTACTGATAGCTCTTTGTGATATCTGTTCTGTGCTTCTTCTGTTTTTAATATAGGCACAGGAGATTTAACTATTTGTTTTACACCATCAATTTCTTTGTACTCTGTTATTTCAAACATACCTTTTTCTGGATTCCATTCTTTATCCATAGGTTCCCATCTATCAAATCTACAGAACCTGTCTTCTAATGTAAAAATATTTTTATTTTCCTCTGCATATTCTTGTAGACCTTTCGATAACTTTCTTACAAAAGGTACTTTTGTATGATACTGATCAAACAATTCTTCTGCTTCATCCTTATCTAGCTCTAAAGAGTTTGCTAGTTTTCCTTTACCCATACCATAAAACAAACCAAGATTAATTGTTTTAGCTTGCTTTCTAGTTATTCTTGCCATCTCTGCAACTATCTTGTGAAAGTCTGTGTCTGGATTTTCTTTGTATGCTTGTGCCATAACTTCTGCTCCTTGAAATCCGTTCTTCAAGGCGTAGTGTACTACAAGTCTAGGTTCTTGTTGTGAGTAGTCAAATGATGCCCATTCGTGATCTTCTTCTGGTAAAAATAATTCTCTTATCTTACTACCTAATTCACTTCTTGCAGGTATCTGTTGTAAGTTTGGATTACTCATTGAGAATCTTCCAGTCACAGTCCCGCCTGAGTCCGATCTAATTTGATTTATGTCTGCGTGTATTCTTCCTTTGTGGATATGTTTTAAAATACCGCTCACAAAAGTGTTATATAGTTTATCAAGTTGTCTAGCTTCTGCAATCATTTTTAAATATTTATTTGTATGGTTTTCTAAATATAATTTTGTTATACTAGCTCGCCCTGTTTTAGGTGTTATTTTATAATCTTTAATGTCTAACTTATCTAATAAAGGTTTGATAGAATCCGAAGCCCAAACATCTACCCTAATTCCAGTTTCTTTTTCAATTGCATCTACAATTTTATCTTTTTGTTTTTGTATTTCTTTTCCAAAAGTTTTTGTTTTTTCTTCATCAACTCTTACACCTTTGAAACGCATATCAACCAAACAAGGAAACAATCTTGTTTCTATGTCAAAAATATTTTCTAAAGTTTTTGTTTTTTTAGCTTCTGTTTTTATAGGTTTCTTAATTAAACCCTTGAATTTATTCCATAAATTTAATGTCAAAGTTACGTCTTGTTCAGCATAATCTATGACAGTTTCCCAAGGTAGTTTGTGCATGTTAGCCATTGGATCTGCTATGCCATGCTCTTCTTTTGATCTTTCTGCTAAATCATATTTGTATTTTGTTTCTCCTAAATAATCTTTACCAAGTGAGTCCAAAGTATATCTTGGTCTGTTCTCATCAATGATTGATGCAGCTATCATCGTATCATAAATAGGACCTTTCAACATCATACCTGTTGCTGTTCTTATCCAGCAAACATCGTACATTGCATTGTGAAATACTTTTATTATCTTTTCGTTTTGAAATATTCTATCGTTTAATTTTTTCCAGGTTCTATTCTTACCAGACTTGTCACCTTTATGTCCTATCGGATAATATCTTTTCTGATCTCTGTATGCGAGAGCTATACCACAAACTTTACCTATACCTTTTATGGCCCCTGATCCGTGAGTCTTTAGCTCTGGATCGTAGGTCTCTAAGTCAATTGCAACTGTATCTCCATCAACTATATCGTCGATTTCAGATAACTCATAAGGAATCGGCATTTTTTATTTTTTTTATATCCTTTAGTTTTTCTATGTCTTCAAACGGCACCCAACAAAACTTATCTTTCTTATTAAAAAAAGATCTATCGTAGGTAGCGTAAGGTTCTTTGGGTTCAAACCATTGTCTATCTGATGCTGAAAAATTTCTCTGTTTTAATTTTTCGTGCACCATATCCCACAACTCTTTACGATTAACTACCAACCAATCGTAAACTTTTCTTTGAAACACAATGTAGTCTGCTTCTCCTCGTACCCAACCAGGATAACCATTGACGTTTACATATTCTATGCAAGCCATCTCGTCTTGAGTATTTAGATCTTTTCGATTAAATTTCTTTTTACCTTTAACTTCAAATCTAAAAGCCTCACCATCTAGTTTTCCTACCATGTCCCAGTGTTCGTACATGTCTTGTTTCTTTGATGCTCTTACAACATCAGTTAAGTTTTTAGCAAAACTGTCTTCTACTTTTTTAGCTGCTTCTAAAAAACTTTTTAAATAGTCACTCATTTTTTCTTTTTATCTTTCAAATGTTCAATCTCCAAATCACAATAGTGTTTTATCTTCTCTAAGTCTTCTACACCATTTTTATTTAAATATCTACAAACATATTTAATTACGTTTGCTTGAAATGGGTTTAGTTCATTTGTTCTTATAAACGTCCAGGGTTGAATCAAAAACGAAGCGTAGTGATCCCCGCCTACCTGTCTATCTTTTGGAAACGTTTCATCGAATATATCTTTGTTTGTCATAAGTCCTCCTTTCCTGCAAATGTTAAATTATTTCTACTTCTTATTAACCACAAAGTCTTTTTTGCTCTAGAACACGCTACAAACTTCATTCTTTTTTTAGAAAAACTTTCTTCTTGTCTTGTAAGTGTAAAATCAAAAACAACATTATCAAATTCTTTACCTTTAATTGTATGTATGTTTTCTACAAACACTCTTTTGTCTTCTAAATCTCTATTGTTGTTTACTATTTTTCTTATGTAGTCTTTTATTTGTAATGTATTTTTATTACTGACTCTTTGAAAGTCATCTGTCTTTACTATTCCAGGTACAAAAAATTTATTTCCTACTAACCATTTAATATCAAACGTAGCTTTATCTGCTCTCTCCAAGTCATCAATTGTTTTTAACGTGTACTCGGGAGCCATAGATCCCATCATTGATTTTATTTTTGCTCTGCTTTTTGTTTGTCCATTTATTAATTCTTTAAATTCTCTCTGGTTTTTTATTTCTTTACTTGGATATCTTGTTTTAAATTTAAGATTATCTTTTGCAGGTAATTCAAAAGGCATACCGATTGCTATTAGATAGTTTAATATTTCTTTTGGTTCGTTTCCTCTGTAGGTAAATATAAAATCTTCTTGGGTGTTTAATAATTTTTCTCTTAACTTATGCGCCATTAAATCATTGGACAAATCTGATAAGTAATTAAGTTCTCCTTCTACTATAGAACCGTTTTCTTTTCTTGGAGCCCAAGTTCTTTCATAATTATACTCTTGCCAAACATCTTTTATAATTTTTTTACAGTATTCATTTATAACTCTAGGACATCTGTATCCTTGTTCTAGTTCTATTTCTGGTTTTGCAAACTCTATATGA